GGCCTCGCGCAGTGTTTGCAGGGTTGCCCCTGACATTGTTTCGGTCATCAAAAAATCCTCCCGTGTGTACTGGCCAGCACTGCGCGCAGTGCTGGGCACTACAGGCGCCACTCGGGCGCCTGGGTGATCAATAGTCAAACGTGCCGCTGACGTGCCGTCTAATGTCGCTCAGCCATTGCCACTCGTCCCGGTAATGATGGCCCGAGCGGCGCCCGTTGCCGTGGGCAACCTGGGACCATCGCCGCTTCGCCGGTATTAATGACGCGCCGCACTGTCGCGGCACTGGCTGCACAATAAACGTGCCGCTGGCGTGCCGTCTAATGTCGCTCAGCCATTGCCAGTCGTCCCGGTAATGATGGCCCGAGCGGCGCCCGTTGCCGTGGGCAACCTGGGACCATCGCCGCTTCGCCGGTATTAATGACGCGCCGCGCTGTCGCGGCACTGGCTGCACAATGCAAGCTGGTGCTTAGGTGGTGTTTTCATCGTGTTTGCCTTTAAGTGTAAACGGGACAATTCCCGCCACTGCGCACCGTAATGCGCAGTAACTGAGACTGTCACTGTGGATAGCACTTACAGTAAAACTGGTTTTCAAACTGGTCTACAAAGTACAAGTTTTCCGATCCGGTGTCGGTCAAGACAATGGCACCAGTGGAAAGCCAGCATTCCATTGTCTTGATCTCGATCTCGGTAATCTTGGGCAGGGTTGAGTTGTATTGGGTTCTCACGGTGTGTCTTTCTTTGTAAACGGGACAATTCCCGCCACTGCCCTGACTCGCAAGGCAGTAACTGGGACTGTTAGGCCGTTACAGTCAAGCCAGAAACACGGAAACATTTCCCGTCCCAGCGCTGAACATCAACAGAGCCGCCAGCATTGATGGCCAAGATTTTGCACTTTACATTGTGGCCGTAAATTATTGTTGTTACTGTATCGCCGATTTTCATGATTAACTCCTAAAGTGTCCCGGCGCTGCGCTGGGCTAAGTGCAAAATCGCACTGGGAAAGCCTGCACGCAAGCCTTCGCAGTAACATTAAGCAGGCATCAAACCAATATCAAATAATCCCAGTTCTTGCAACTTACCGGGTTTATTGTTTATCTCTACCCGGCAAGTTCCGAACGCCATCCAAATAGATTTAGGATGGATTTCGTCGCAAATTTGCCGAACTTTTTTAACGTCATTAAGTGCCGTTTGATGTAATTCGTATGGCCCAGACATTAAGTAGTATTTACCCGCATCAATTGCAGATACATAATAATGACCAAGTCTGGTATCTGGTATTTGCATTTTGAAAACTCCTAAAGTGTCCCGGCGCTTCGCCGGGCTAAGTGCAAAATCGCACTCCAAAGGCCTGCAAGCAAGCCAATGGACTGAAATTTAAGCTATTACAAAAACCTTGGCTTTAGTAATATCTACATTACGCGCATACATGCGCCCTCGAGTCTCGAGTATTAAAGTAATTTTTGTGTCGGTCCAAATAGAGTCGATTTCATAAACTCGGCCGTCAACTAAAACGGGCCTCCATAAATTTGATCTAGCCTGTTCAATATTAACAATTTGATTTTGATTAATGGCCATCTTAAAAACTCCTAAGGTGTCCCGGCGCATCGCCGGTATCAATGACGCGCCGCGCTGTCGCGGCACTGGCTGCACAATGCAAGCCCGCAAGCCCTGCGCGCAAGGCTTGCAGAGTGCATTATTGGCGCATCTCCCACGATGTATCGGCAAGAGTGACGCTTATAGTCGCGCCTCCCAGTGCGTCATAAGAGGGGATTTCGATGCACATTTTTCCCCCATGATCTTCAAACTTCGCTTCGGCCTCGGCTGCCCAGGCGTAGATCATTGACAGCGTCCAGTACTCTGGTTCGCGTTTGTGATGTTTCGCCAAAATTGCTTTTATCTCAGTCAAGCCCTTGGCGTTAATTACTGGATATTTGATTTCTTCGGTGTCCATTTCTTTCCCCTTTTGTTCGGCGCTTCGCCGGTATCAATGACGCGCCGCGCATCGCGGCACTGGCTGCACAATGCAAGCCCGCAAGCCCTGCGCGCAGAGCTTGCGGAGTGCATTATTCTTCTTTGTCCTTGTGACCATCAGTCATTAATTCCCACCCGCACAAATTCAAAGCCCACTTAGCTTCTGGTACTTTGTTATATACGTCGCTAGGGCGCATATCAAAAACAGATTTTTCAATAATGCGAGTTCCATTAAGTTTCGATAAACTGCGGCCCGATACGGGTTGCAAACATATTTTCCCATCATCAAGTTTTCTAAATTCAACTTTAACCATTACCCCTATTTTTTTTCCCTTGTTTGCTTCTAATCCAACGGTGTAATTCAAAAATTCCATTTTTCAGTCCTTTTTTTCGGCGCTTCGCCGGTAGTGGCCCCGCACTATTGCCTGGCCTGGGCTCAATCTTACCCACTTCGGCAAGTCATGCAATAGGGCAAAGCAGCACGCGCCCCAGCTTCCCGGCCTGCGCGCGCACCAGGTGGCCAGCACGCCTGCGCCCGGCCTGTCTGTGCCCATCCTGTGGACATCCTGCCCCCCCTCACCCCCCCCGGTCAAAGGTACTCCCAGCGGGGTGCGCCACGCGGGTGAATTCGGCGGCGAAGTAGCGCGTGGGTGCGGGGTTGGAAAAGGTGAATGGTGAACGGTAAATGGTGAATGTTTACCTTGCAGGGGGGTTTTACAATAAATTCTTTTGTGGGTGAATCAGGGTGCGCGCATCGACCAACACGGTGCGGCAAAAAGCCTTGAAACTTGAAATCCACATCGACACCAAGCGCATCAGCGCGGCACTGAGCGACGAAGCGCGCAAGCAAATGCCGTTTGTCACGGCCAATATGCTCAGCAAGCTGGCGATTGACGCCAAAGCCGCGTTGCAAAAGCAAATGCCGGTATCGTTTGACCGGCCCACGCCCTTCACTGTCAACGGCATATTCACCAAGCGCGCCGAAAAGACCAATCTGGTAGCCGAAGTCTTTGTGCCCAACAGCCAAGACGAGCGCGGCAAGGCCCAGCGCGAGTACTTGCGCCCCGGCGTGCAAGGCGCCAGCGCCCGTAACCAAAAGAAAACCGAATTCCTGCTCAGCCGCACTGGCGTGCTGCCTGCTGGCTGGGTGACGGTACCCGGCAAGTGGATAAAGGCGGGCAAGCTCGACGCCTACGGCAACATGCCCGGCAGCTACTACCGGCAAATCATCCGTGAGCTGCAGATTCGCGCTCCGGAAGACCGCTACTTCAAACCCCGCAGCGCCAAAGGCCAACAGTCCGCCAAAAAAATGGGGGTAGAGGGCATCTTTTTTGCCGTCAAGCCCGGCGCCAACACCTTGGGCAAAAACGGCGGCTACTTGCCCAGCGGCGTGTACAAGCGCAGCGGCGCCGGTGGCCGCAAGCTGCTGCAATACCTCAAGTTCATTCGCCGCGCCGCCTACCGCCCGCGCCTGGACGCGCTCGACGTGGTCAGCAAAGCCGTGCAAGACAACGCCCAAGCCCGGTTCAACGAAGCCGCCGCGCTGGTCACCAACCAATTTAAAGCTCGCTAGCCATGCCCAAGCCTCAGCAGCTCTCTCAGGCCAAACTTGCCGCCGCGTTAGGCATGAGCCCGGCCAACGTGGTCAAACTCAAGCACCAAGGCATGCCGGTCGACAGCCTAGAGTCTGCCCAGGCCTGGCGCGAAGCCAAGCAAAACATTGCCGCGCGCAACAAACTGCCCGAGTCCACCACCCAGGCGCTGCTGTCCGTCCTGCCCCAACCGGTGCAGCACCGCCACCACAGCGCCCCGCCGCCCGCTGCATTCCCGCCCATGCAAGACCCAGCCGAAGACGACCCCTTCGGCCTAGAAGAAGAGTACGACCGCGCCCGCACCCGCCAAAAAGTGGCCGAAGCCAATTTAAAGGAAATGGAAGAAGCCCGCGTCCGTGGCCAGCAGATCAAGGTAGAGGCCATCGAGCGCGTGCTGGTGCCCGCCATCAGCACCCTGCGCCAAGGCATGCTGGCCTTGAGCGCCCGCATGGCCCCCGTGCTGGCCGCAGAGACCGACGCTTTCGTCATCAAAACCAGCCTTGACGCCGAAATCCACGCAGCCCTGTCCGCACTGGCCAGCCTGCCCGGACGCATCGGCCAAATAGGGGAGGGCGCTGCCGAATGAAACCCAACGACCTACCCACCGACGAACTGCGCGCCCAAGAGCTGCTCACTCGCCTGTTCAATCAGTTCCTGCAACCGCCCCCGCGCGTGGACACCGCCGAATGGGCCGACTTGTACCGTCACATCGTCAAAGGCCCCGAGCCTGGCCCCTGGCGCAACGCCCGCACGCCCTACCTGGTCGAACCCATGCAGTGCGTTAGCAGCCACACCCACTGGACCCGCGTCGTTTTGTGGTTTGGCACCCAGCTGGGCAAAACCGAGGTGCTCTACAACGCCATGATGCAGCGCATCCACACCGATCCGCAAGACATGATGATGGTCCAGCCCACCTTGGCCGACGCCAAAGACCACAGCACCGAGCGCTTTTTGCCCACGCTGCAGCAAACCCCCGTGATGCAAGGCCGCATCACCACCCACCGCGCCGTGGGCGAGAGTGGCAACTGGCGAGCCCGCAGCATGACCGGCGGCTACAGCGTGTTTTTCGCCGGGGCCAACAGTGCCAGCGGCCTCAGCTCTAAGCCTCTGGGCTTTGCCGTGGCCGACGAAGTAGACCAATACCCCGCCGATGTTGAAAACCAAGGCCCCCCGCTGGGCTTGCTTGAGCGGCGCATGTCCAACTTCCACGCCCGCAAGCTCATCATCACCGGCACCTGCACCATCAAAGACCAAAGCGCCATCGAAAGCGAATACCTGGCCAGCGACCAACGCCTCTACGACGTGCCTTGCCCCCACTGCGGCGAGCTGCAAGTGCTGCTATGGGGATCCAAAACCGACTGGGGCCTCAAGTGGCTCAAAACCCCCAGCGGCCTGGCCCGCCCCGAAACCGCGCACTACGTCTGCCAGCACAACGGCTGCATCATTGAAGAGCACCACAAAACCCAGTTCCTGCGCGAAGGCCGCTGGCGCGCCGAAAACCCCGGCGCCGGTATGGGCAACACCGCAGGCTTTTGGCTCAACCGCCTCTATGCACCCCAGGGCTGGGAAGGCTGGCCCCAGCTCGTCAAGGCCTACACCGAAGCCCAGGCCGCCTACAAAGCTGGCGACAACGGCCCCCTCAAAACGTTTAAGAACACCTGCTTGGCCGAAACCTGGGAAGAGGCCACCGCCGCAGGCGACGCCAAAGCTTTGGCCGCCCGCGCCCAAGACCTGCCGCAAAACATCGTCCCCCGTGGCGGCCTCATGCTCACCATGTTTGTGGACACCCAGCCCGACCGCTTAGAGGCCCGCGTCTGGGCTTACGGCCGGGGCGAAGAAAGCTGGGTCGTAGCACGCCACGTCATCTACGGCGACCCCAATCTTGACGAAAACACCGAAGGCAGCCCCTGGACCCGCCTCACCGAAATTCGCCGCACCCCCATCACCCACGCCAGCGGCAGCCCCATGGTCATCGAGGCCACCGGCATCGACACCGGCGGTGCCAACACCCACGCCGTCTACAACTACTGCCGCGCCCACCAAAACGCAGGCGTCCACGCTTGCAAAGGTGCCAGCCAGCCCAACAAACCCGTGCTCGGAAAAGCTACCCTGGTCGACGTCAACTGGCGCGGCAAAAACATTCAGCGCGGCGTCAAGCTCTGGCAAATCGGCACCGACACCGCCAAACACCTCACTTATGGCCGCCTGCGCATAGACCGCGTCGGCCCCGGCTATGTCCACATCCCCAAGTGGCTCATAGACACCGATGAACTCGACCAAATGACCGCCGAACGCCTTTTGCCCGTAGTGCGCAATGGCCGCGAGGTCAAAGTCTGGATCAACCCCCCAGGCCGGCGCAACGAAGGCACCGACTGCATGGTCGGCGCCTACGCCATGGCCTGCTACCTTGGCATCCAAACCATGCGCGAAGCAGGCTGGGCACGCCGCGAAGCCAAGTTTGCGCCCGTAGAGCCCGATCTTTTTGCACAAACAAGCCCTCCGGACACGGCCAAAACTGACACCCCACCAGCTCCCGCCCCCGCCATCACCGTGCGCAGCACCGGCAGCAGCGGCAAAGTTTCCCTCAGCAACACCGCCCGCTTTCAAAAGTAAGCAAACCACTTGTAAGGCCCCCAAATGATGCGCGAAAACATCGACTTCACTCACCTAGAGCCAGACATCGTCACCATCCTGCTGCAAAAAGTCATTGCCATGGCCCCCGGTTTCAGTGCAGCTCTGGCCGCGCAGGTAGAAGCCCAAGTGCGAGACGAATTTGGTGGCCAGCGCCTATTTATCCCCAAAGGCCGCAAACGCCTCACCCCCGAACAGCGCGCCGCCGTTTTTCAAGACGGCCTAAGCAACGTCGACGACCAAGCCATTGTTGAAAAACACAAGATCAGCCAGCGCACCCTCTACCGCATCATGAAAGAAGGCGGCGGGCGGTTTAGCGACAAGTAATCAATTTCTTAAGAAGGTGACCCATGAAAATTTTTAACGCAATCATCCGATTTTTTCGCCGTGAGCCAAAGCCCCATCCAGCGGCAGTCTGGCGCCGAGACCATTGCAGTCAAGGCAGGCACGATTTCAACAATTGGCACAAATATTTAAGTTTACCGACCGTAAAAAAATCCCAAACTGGCAAAGAGGTTATAGAAAAACCAAGCGTGCCAATGCAAGGCAGGCACTGCAAGCACTGTGGTTTTTACGAGACTGAAGCTTTGTAGCCTGAAGCATTAGCCTTACCCCGCATCTTGCCAATTTGCCCTATTTGGCACGGCCCAAACTTGCGATATTGCGCTCCAAACCCTGGAGCGCGCCTTGTCCGCAATCACCCTTACCCAAGCCCAAACCCAGCTCGACGGCTGGCTGGCCGCCAGCACCGCCGTGCAGTCTAACCAGCGCTACATGATCGACGGACGCGAACTCTGGCGCACCGATGCCGCTGAAATCCGCAGCCAAATCGACTACTGGAACGGCTGGGTGCAGCGCCTCACCATCCGCCAAAGCGGCCGCACCCGTGCCCGCACCATCCGGGCTGCAGGTTAATGGCCAAAACATCCGCCCGCCACCAGCGCCGCGTTCAGCGCCAGTCTGCTGCCACACCCACCGCCGCGCCCACTGCCGCGCCGCTGCCCGCCAGCCTAAACCAAGCCATCGCGCAAGCCAAGGCCCAGGCCAAAGCTCAATGGCAGGCACAAAACCCCGGCGCTCAAACCGCCTTTATTGGCGGCTACACCGGCGCCCGCCAAGACCGCGCCCAAACTGCCAATTGGATCACCAACATTGGCAGCATCAACACCGACACCGTCCTCGACCTGCGCACCCTGCGCGGTCGCAGCTCCGACGCCATCCGCAACGCCCCCGTGGCCCTGGGCGCCATCAACACCACCGTAGCCCACACCATCGGCACCGGCCTCTCCTACAGCCCCGCCATCGATGGCGAATTTTTGGGCCTCAGTGACGAAGAGTCTGAAGACTGGTGCGCCGACACCAAACGCCGCTTTGAGGCCTGGGCCCACAGCGTCGACTGCGACCTAGCCCGCCAATACGACTTCTATGGCCTTCAAGAACTCGCCTGCCGCAGCGCCCTAGAGCGCGGTGACACCTTTGTTCTCACCCCCCGGCCCCTGCGCGACGGCAAGCCCACCCTTGCCCTGCAAATCATTGAAGCAGACCGCGTCTGCAACCCCCAATACGGCGCCAACATGCCCGAGCGCATCGAGGGCATCGACATCAACCCCATCACCGGCGAGCCACTGGTCGCCCACGTTGCCAAATACCACCCCGGCGGCATGTTCAGCGGCGCCGTCAACAACGAATGGACGCCCGTCGCCTTTCGCGGCGCCCAAACCGGTCGGCGCAACATCCTGCACATCTACAAACCCCTGCGCCCCGGCCAAGTGCGCGGCGTGCCATGGATCGCCCCCATTCTTGAGCCCCTAAAGCAGCTCCAGCGCTGGAGCGACAGCGAACTCAACGCCGCCGTGGTCAGCAGCCTCAACGCCACCTTCGTCACCATGGACGCCGAAGCGTTTCAAAACGTCTATGACGAAGACAGCCAAGGCCTCTACATCAACAAAGCCTCCAGCTGGTCTGGCGAAGTCGAAAGCGGCCAAGCCATCAACCTCATGCCCGGCGAGAGCATCGAGTCCCCCACCCCTGGCCGCCCCAATCCCGCGTTTGACCCATTTTGGCAAGCCATGGTCCGCCAAATCGGCATGGCCCTTGAGATACCGGTCGAAGTGCTCACCATGCATTTCCAAAGCAGCTACAGCGCCGCCCGTGGCGCCATGCTCATGGCCTGGAAGTTCTTTCGTGGCCGGCGCGACCTTATTGCCAAAACCCTGTGCCAACCCGTGTTTGAGCTTTGGCTTGCTGACGAAGTGGCCGAAGGCCGCATTGCCGCCCCCGGCTTTTTCACCGACCCCGTAGTGCGCGCCTCCTGGTGCCGCGCTCAGTGGATTGGCGACGCCATGGGCTCGCTCAACCCCACCGACGACGTCACCGCCGCCGAAAAGCGCATCAACCTTGGCATCAGCACCAAGCAAGCCGAATCCATTGCTTACGACGGCGTGGACTGGCAAGACAAACACGAACAGCGCGTCAAAGAAACCAACGCCGAAAAAGAAGACGGCATCTGGCTCCCCCCGCCCGGCACACCTGCCATGCTGCCCGGCGCGCAAGCGCCCATAGAAGACGGCCAGCCCGTCGCCCCTGGTAAGCCTGACGACCAGCCTGGCAACACGCCAGGCCAAGCCCCCGGCAGCAAAACCGCCCAGCTACCCCAGCCCGGCCATGCTGCGCAGCCATCCAGCCCCCAGGCCGGGCCCGCCTACGTCAGCCACCAAACCTTCGCCGCGCTTGAATCAAAGATCGACGCTCTGCAAACTCTGCTCGCCCAGCTCGCCCAAGCTCCCCAGGCCGCTCCGGTGCACCACATCCACCTCCCCGAGCACCGCAGCGAAATCCATAACCACCTTCCCGCGCCGGTCGTCAAAACCGACGTGCACGTGCCCGAGACTAACGTCCATGTCGAAGCCGTCATGCCCGCTACCCCTGCCGCCCCCGCGCCCGTAGTCAACATCACCAACGATGTAAAGCCCGCCCCGGTCACCGTCAACAACGCCTTCGCGGCCAAGGCCACCCAAACCGTCAACACCGACCCCACCACGGGCGACATTGTGAGCACCGTCACGGTGTACGAGGGCGCGTAAATGGCTTGGTCATACGTAGGGCTTGCCACAGGCACGGGGTCGATCACCGGCACCACGCTTACTTTCGCGGCTACGCCCGTGGGTACGGTAGCCACAGGTATGACGGTGACGGGCACGGGCGTAACTGCGGGCACCACGATCTCGTCAGGCTCGGGCTTGGTGTGGACAGTATCTATCAGCCAAGTTGTTACATCAACCACGATTACTTGTACCGCAGCTACAAAGGTTCTCACTGCTAGTGGCGGTACTCAGGCCGCGCCTAATTTGCTATCGGCTGGCGTTGCACTTGTTGCCTCCATCGATTCCAGCGCAGGGTATCAGAGCGGCCTTTACAACCGGCTGAACAATGTGCGGATTGATAATCCGGTAAATGCTTGGATGAAATGGGACGCTTGGACTATTTTCGATTTATCCGGCACAACCCGGTTT